GTAGGGTTTTTTCATTCTCAAAAAACTGAGGTGCGCTGCGTATCGCTTCGCCTTCCCTGATCATTTGTTGTTTTCTTTTGTTGCCGAGAATGCTGCCCCGTTTGCTGTTGCATGGGCCACAGCTGCCAACCAGGTTGCTGCGTTCGTAGGGTTCACCACCAACTGCCAGTTCGATCACATGGTCAACCTGTGTGGCTGGGGCACGTTGACACCAGTGGCATGTTGGTTCTTCTGCTAAGACCTGTTGCCTCAGTTTCTTCCACCGTTGCGTGCCGTAGATACTCCCCTTTTTGCTGGTCATGGTGTCCTGCTTATGCCGTCGCCGTTGCATTGGGCACAGCGTTGCGTGTTGTCTAGGTCAAGGCGTTCATAGCCGTTGCCGTCACATGTTTTGCACAGGGGTGGGGTGGGGTCGTAACTATGTCTCTTTCTTTTTTCACTTTTGTAGTTAGTACTTTGTAAGACGTCCAGTTTTCCGGCGTCGGGAAATCGGTCTATGGGCGGGCAGTTGTCCACAGGTAATTCACAGGGGTGATCGAACAGTAGGTGATGCCAACCAAACCTGCCTGTCTCGGGGTCTTTGGTTCTGCGCCTGTGCAAGTAGTTGGCTGTTTCAAGTTCCTTCAGGGCTGTTCGTATGGATTCACGGCCATCGTTCACTGCGAGGCGTGCCAGGGCGCCTGAACTTATGCGCCAGTCATCAGGTTGGCTGAGTAGGTAGGCCAGTAGTCCCCTGGCTTTGAATGACAGGGCATGGTTTTGAAGGGCGTCATTTGGTATGACAGCGAACCTGTCAGGGCGTCGGGTTCTGATGATCATTCGTTGTTTTCCTGTTTCTGTGTTTGTTTGTAATGGCAGCGGGCGCACAACATGCGTGGCTGTAATGGTTTTTGCCAGCGGCCACATTGTTTGCATATGTAGCGGCTCATTGTTCGCCTCTCAATTCCAAACGGCGTTTCAGTTCCCTGATATGCAGTTGCTGACCATCAATGTGTAGTTGCTGTTTCTCAATCAGTTTCTGCTGTTCCTGCACAAACTGGGTTTGCTGCAATATTTGATCAGTGGCCTGTTCTAAGGCTTGACCTAGTTCTTCGGCCATGCTGCCGATCACTTCAATGGCCTGTTTGCGTGTCAATTTGTCAACGTCCATGTTTTTCCAATCAATCATTCGTTTTAATCAATCTGTATTTAATGGTTTCCCAATCTTTAGGGCGCCAAACGTGATATTCAGCACCAGCATTGGTAAGATCTCTTCCCCAATCCTCTTGCTGTGCATCTAAAATGCCTTTGTTCGTTTTAAGTTCAGCAAAGATCACGCCACGGCGTTCATGCACTAGCACCAGGTCAGGGAATCCTGCGTCGCCATAGAACGCTGTCAAATGTGTGCCCTGGGCTGTGTGAACTGTGCGTGGGTGAAATATGCGCCACCCTGTCCAGCGTGCCAAATCAATCACAGACTGTTGAAATTCGGCCTCAGTAATCATTTCACGTCAGGCATGTCTGTGAGGCGTTGAATGGCGTCTGACGCTGCTTGTGAGTCACCTGCACAACGGGCGATGTCTTGCACGCTCATTGTGTTGCCTTTTCTGCTGTTCAATGATCGCAGGAATTCCATTTGTTTTTCTGTTGCTGGCCGTTTTGCCCGTGAGCCTGCTGGGGCACGTTCACTGGTTTGCTGTTTTGGTGGGGCGCCTGTGATGGGGTTGCGGCGCTCAACTTTGGTCATTTCTTCACGACTGGCCCGTTTCGCTGGGTCGCTGCCCGCCCAACCCGCGTTCGCTAGGCATCTTCCCAAACATGATGTTTCGGCATTTTCCACATGGCTCGTGGCGTTCACGCCCCTGTCAGTTTTGTGTTCTTCAGCGTGGCCTGTGGCAATCATCACGTCATTTTCAAATATGTAGCCCTTAAACATCACCCACGTTTCAGTGTGCGAAACAATTTCAGTGACAACACGGGGCTGCACGCCCCTTTCCTTGCAACTTTCCAGCCACAGGTGCAGGCGTTCAGCAACAGTTTGATAGTTCGACAAATCAAAACCCATCATGGCCGCCCTTTCATTTGATCTAGTTGGCGTTTCACGCCGCCAGGGGTGCGCTGTAATTGTTGTGCAATGTATTCAAGATCAGCGCCGGTGTCGTACCACCCCCATGCACGGGAACGATCTGCAGCAGTCCAACGCCTGTGTTGGTTGCGTGCAGCCTTTTCAGGTTTCCGTGACTGGTAATGACCGAACAGGGTTTCAGGCTGCTCAGGCGGCGCTACAGGTGGCTTTGGCGGCTCTGTAGGTGTTTCTGCAGGCCTGAACGTGTCAAGTAGAACAGCGATGCTGTCGGGGTCAGTGAGTCGTGCCAGCATGTGTGCCAGCGTTTTGGTGTCGGGTTTCAATTGTTTGCCTTTCTAGCAGTGGTTACCTGATGAGTCCCAGGGCTGGCACCAGCGCCACCCCAGGTTTTCTGCTTCCTGTGCGACCATAAAAGCCACACGCAGATTGAGTTCGGGTTGATACAGGTGCGCCTGTTTCAAACCCAAAGAATTTACAAGATCAGCCCATGTTGACCAGTTGATTTGTGTCAGGCCGTGATCAGCGCCGTTGGTCACGTCAGGCAGGCAGCGTGATTCTGCCCACACAATGCTGTTCAACAGTGTTGGGATACGTTCAGCGGGCCAGCCAGCAGTTTCGGCGGCGTGCCACCATTCGACACAACGCACATCAGGCAGCGTGGTGGTCGTGGTGGTGGTGGTTGTGGTGCCTGTGGGCAGGGCAACGGTGGTAGAAGAATCGTTGTTTGCTGTGGTACTGGTTAGGGTTCCAGTGTCTGCCCACAGGCGTTCCAATTCTAGCCTGCCCTGCTCAGCCTGCGCTGTCATGGGGGCTTCAAGTTCTGCGGGGTCTGGCAGTTGTAACAGCACACCCAAAGGCAGTGCTGTGAGGGTCAGCCAAATGATGAAACGCATAGCGATCACCTTTCGTTTGTGTCGGGTGATCACAGTATGCCGATAATCGGCTCAGTTGTCAAGCAACCCCATGTGGCCTGCTGTTTGTTTTCCAACAATGCCGTCAACTGTCAGCCCGTTTTCTTTTTGGTATTGCTTGACCCTGCGATCAGTTGTCAGGCCAAAAATACCGTCAATCACAATGGGTTTTTTGCCTGAACTGTTTTTGTAGCCTTCGTCATGCAACACCTGTTGCACCTGGCGCACGTTGTCACCTTCGTCACCTTTTCGGCATGTCACCCAACCTGTGCCACTGTCGATTTTCGGCACATGGTTACCCAACGGAAATGACGCCATGACTGCATCAATCCAGTCAGTGCGATCACTGTGGTCTGAATCAAGTTCCAGGTGCAGCCAGTCCCCTGAGCCGCCGCCTTTGATTACACCAGGCCGGTAGGTTTGCCAGGCGTCACGGTCACAACGCCAGCCCCTTCCTGCTGCGCCGCCGTCACTGAATTCGTAGTCAGCCAAATATTCCAGACCGATTTCGTCAGCGACTTCAACCAGCCAGTCACACACTTTCAGCATTTCGCCACGGGTGCAGCCACGCCGCCCGTGATAGGCACGCCTAGAAATATCAGCAGCCCTGCCAGTTGAGTGAATTGACCAGCCTGACATTTGCTGGCTGTTCTCAGCGCCTCGTTTCTTACGTTTGGCTAGGGTGCCGTTGTTCCAGATCTGGCTGCCTGATGCTGATTGCATTGCTGCCACCAAACCTTCAAGGCCAGGCCGTTTTGCGTCAGCGAACCCGTCAAACCCTGTGTAGTCCCTCATTGTTCCACCTTTTTACTGCCGATAATCGGTGAAACGGTTTTGCCCTGTTTTGCTGCGATACCGTTTCCGACTGCATAACCCAAAATAGTGCCCATCATGCCTGTGCCTGCTTCTGTTGGTATCTGATCAACAGCCAACAGCACAGTGATGCAGATAAGGCCTACTAGGGCAATGAGTGCTTTTGAGGGGTTTTCAAGATTCATTGTTGTTCTCTTTCACGGTGTTGATTTTTATGCCGTTAGCAGCAACTAAAAGCCCCAGTGCAGCCGCCACCGCACCAGTTTTTGAGGCTTCTTGTAGCACGGCCATGTCTAGTGCTGCAGCAGGGTCACCCAGGTTGTGGGCTACCGCACACGAAATGGTGCCGCCGGAAAATGCTTTCACGGTTTTTGTTAGGTCGATAATCATTCTGTGAGTCCCCACATGCCGATGAGCAGCAGCACCAGGCCAACAGCAATGATCGTGGCGCTACGTATCACGCTGGCAGCCCGTTAGGTTTTTCGGTGCCAACCTGAGCGTCAATCCACGCTGACCACTCTTCGCTAGTCATCACGGTAACTTCGTCGTCAACTTGTACGTTGACCGTGCCGTCAGGGTAAAGGGTTTCTAGTTCTTGTCGTGTCCATGTAGCCATCGTTATCACCCGTTGTTGTATCCGTACACCCGAACCGTGCACCCAGTCATCGTGCCAGTCTCTGGATTTATTTTAATTCCATCGTACGAGGCTGGCGTGGTGTGATAACACGACGAGTTGCCCGCAAACCCATCCGTGCCGTAGGCGTCGCTTGTCATGTAGGTGCCATCAGTCAGGTAAACGCCCATGAGCCACAACCGGCAAAACACCGGCGCGGTAGCGTTTGCCTTAGTCCCACCCCACCACAATATACGTTGATTAGTTATGCTGCTTGCTGCAAGTGGCGTGCTTGCTGAGTATGACGAGTACAACAACCGGTTCTTGTAGCCGGTGCTTGCCTCAACACCTCCGGCTACAAGCCTTCCCTGCACCTGTGTATTTGCAGTATTGAACGTGCCCCCTGTGACGGTCAAAAAATAGTTGTGAAACGTTGAACTAAAACAATTCGTGATAGTCATTGAGGACACCGCTGTGCCTGCTGTCTGAGTTTTGACCAACACCAGACCTGATGACTGGTTTAAGTCTGCTGCTGTAAGGACATCGCCTGACGAATAAGGGAAAGCCATAGTGTTATCCTAATCTGTTGTAATCCAGGGTGCCCAACATGTCACTGTTCAACACCAGTGACTGATAGTCGATAGCGGGCAACAGTTCCATTTCAAGTGTCACGTCACTGGGGGTGCCTCGTAGTCTGCGGCGGGTGATCACAGTGACATCAGTGATCTGGCTGGCGGCACCTGTCGGGGTGTATTTCACAGAACATGGCGCCCATATCCCATATCGGATGTCGCACAGGTAGCCGAATTCTGTTTCAGCGTTTGCTGTGGTGTTTTGTGACTGTTTTGTGCTGGCTGTCAATGCTGTAAAACGGTAGTTTGCAAACCTTTCGGTCAACGCCTCAAGATACGGGTCAAGGTTTACAACGTCATTGCCTGCTGCGTCACGGGTTGCACGTTTTGAACGTGGCTGAAGGTGATTGCCCCATGTGCCTGCACGCGTGCCGTATGTGAAAGTTGATTGAATGTTTTCTGCGTTGTATGTGGCTGGCGTCACCCCTGTGACGCTGCCAACTGTCACGCTGATTTTGTTTATCATTTCGGGTAAGTTGTGGCCTGTTTGCAGCGTGTCTAACACGGCTTCACCTGCTGCGCCTGTCAGCGTTTCAGTCAATGTGTGTTCCCTGGTGTCGGCGCTCAAACCTTCACCGACACAGTAAGAATCATAATCCACATAGATAGATCTGAACTTGTAACTGCCAGGCCAAAACACGGCGGCGCTAGCAGGCAGAATGCCGTTCCTGATGCGTTCGCCAATGTTGCCCTCTGCCTCATTGTTTGTGTAGAACAATGTTGCTTCAGTTGTGCTGAGGTCAACAACTTGTCCAATGCCTAATACTTTGTCAACGTTTGGAAATCTGACGCCGTTGGCGTAATTGTTGAACGATGTGCCTGAATTTGCGACTGATGAGATTGCCTCATGGATTTTCAGATATTGGCTGCTTGAAGTCACTTCGCCTTGTTCTGTAATGCTGCGCCCAACGATTGCCCAGGGGTCATCTAACACAAGATCAACATAGGAAATGACGCCGTCATCAGTGAACACAAAGTCAGCCAGCACGCCCGCAAACACTTCGTGATAATCGCTGGTTGTGTTCATTGCCAGCAAAAACAAACAACTGGCCCAGTCAACCCCTGCATAAGTTCCTGACCCGTTCGGGGTTAGTGCGCCGTCAAAGTTTGTAAGCCGCAAAATGGCTTCACCAGTTCCCTGGCGGCCGGGGTGCGCCATCTGTTTGACATCGAACCCTTGCAACCTGTCGGTGAAATCGTAGTAGCCGCCATACGGAAAAAATGCGTTTTTTTGCGGGTCATAGACTGTGAATTCCCAGGTGATACTCACAAGACGCCTGCCCCTGCTACTTCGTATGTTGAGGGGCCACGGCGTGTGTTTTGGCTGGTTTGGCTGTCTTGCAGTTCTGTGGGGCTGACACCTGGCGGCAAATAATTGTTAATAATAGTGACGCCAGCCGCCCCAAATTCTGCGCCTGCCAAAGCATTTTGGAACCCTGCACTGTTTTGAATGTTGCCGAAATCAGGCATGGTGAACCCTGTGACATCAAAGTTGATTGGTATTTCCAGACCACCCAAATCAACCAGGTTGCCCATTACTTCAGCCACATAGTCAAGATTTCCCTGGTCAATGTTTATGATCAGCGCCTCATAGAAGGCATCCGACAGATCTTCACGCTCACTGCGTAGTTTCCTGACAGCCTCATACGCCTGTTCCTGTGCTTCTAGGAAGGCGGGTGATTCTTGTGCGGCGTTGCCCAGTTGCTTTTCAATTTCTTTGATTTCTTCAATAAATTCGTCAGTGGCTTTTTGCTGGTCTAGGGCGTCAAAGAATTTGTCAAGGCGGGTTGTGGCTGTCTCAATGCCTTCGTTCAGTTTGTCTGTTTCCACATTGACACGGCCCAACGTGGTTTGCATTTCGTCGCCGCTGGCAGCAATGTTTAGCAGGCCTTTGTCGAATTGCAAAAATGTTTGTGCTGCTTTGTCTGATGCTGTTTCTGCTCGCACCATTGCTTCAGCGAGGCCGTCAACCTGTTCGCCTGCTGTTTCGGCCTCATTGCCCAGGCGTGGAATCTCAGGGATGTCAATGCCAGGTATTTTGTTGATTGCTGAAATGATCAGGTTGAGGGCGTCAATCCACAGGTTCAGATAGAATTTGATTGCGTCCCACACTTTGCTGAATATGAATTTGAGGGCGTCAACTGCTTTGCCCAAAATGTTGAACTTCGCTTGAAGCACCACGATCACAGCAATGATGGCAATGATCACGCCTACGCCTGTAGCAACCCACATGGCGCTGAAACTGGCTGTGGTTGAATCTGCTGTGCGGCCCATCGCAATGTTGAGCGCTGACGTGATGCCCTGAATGGTGTTGAATACGCCCAGGGCAATGTTGGCGGCCACGATTGCGGCGGCGAACGTGCCAACCACAGCGCCAATGGTCAAAAATAGTTCAGTGTTTTCTGAAATCCATGTTGCCATGCGTTCTAAATAGGGCAACAGTTTGTCAAGGATTGGCAGCAACGCCTTGCCGATTGATTCTTTTGTGTTGTCCAACTGAATTTTCATCAGTTTGAATTTGCCTTCAACTGTTTCAGTCGATTCAGCGGCAGCGCCACCAAACGTGTCAGCCAGTTGTGCCATCACTTCATCGGCGCTGGCGCCGCTGGCGATCATGTCCGTCAGCGATTTGTCAAGTTCTTTGAGTGGGCCAACTTCGCCCTGTATGCCTTCCTGCAACGCCTGCGTGACGCCCTCAAGGTCTTTGCCGGTGGCTGCTGCCACGTCAAGGGCCAGGGTCATCAACTCTTGTGCCTCGGTCACGTCACCTGTTGCCCTCACCAAATTGGCAAACGCTGGGCGTAGTTCGCTGTCAGATACTGCGGCGGCCAGTTCTGTTTGTGCAATGTATTCTTCAACAGCGGCAATCTGTTTGTCAGTGGCGCCAGTAGTGGCCTCAAGTTGGCGGGCTAGTTCTGCCTGTTGTGCAGCATCTTCAGCGGCAGCCTTCACAGATACGCCTGCGGCGGCAGCCAACCCACCCAGAGCAGCAGTGGCAGGCAAAAACGCTTTCTGTAAGCCATACCCTATTTTTTGGCCGGTGGTTTCAAGTTTTTTGAATTCTTTGATTGCCCTGTCAAGGCCCCGTGATTCAAATTCTGTGACTAATGGAATGCGTGCCATGTCATGCTGCCCTGTCTAATGCTTTTTCAAGTTCCTGTGACCATTTGTCAATCACCCGCTGCACTTCACGATTGAGATAGCCCAAATTCTGTTCAACAGCGGGCCACATGTAACGGCCTTTCTGTGTCGGGTCACCATATTTGTCATTCAGGTTTTGCAGGAATGCGCCGCTGCGCCCTGTGGCGCCTGCACTGTGGCGGCCAGCGTTGTCAAAAATGGCGCCCGCTGGGTCTTTCTGAAACAGTGACAGCAAATTGATTTGGTTGCGTTCACCTGTTGCCCTCACGTCAGTTTGTGCAACGATGCCTGTGCGTGCTTTGCGTGTCCAGGAACGGTCACGGCCCCGTTCAGTCCAGGCACCCCAGTTTCGTAGCGCTGTGGGCTGTGGAACCAACGCCCGTGCTGTTTCCACAATTGGTGCAGCAGCGCCACGCATTTCACGGGGCAGAATGCGGGCCAGTTCGGGTTCAACTTTGCGTAGATAGCGCACCATCACGGCAATGCCGTCGGTGTCTATTTCAACGCCTACCCCGTCGGCCATTTTTCTGCTGTTCCTTTGCTACGTCACCAACTGTGTGAAGATCTTTTGTGTCGAATTCTATGTGAGGCGGCCACCAGCCGACAGCCAACAGCAGTTCTGCTAACTGTCGGCGGTAGGTGCCTCGTGGGTAGGGTTTGAGTCCTCTTCCCCTACCACTTCAATTTTCACAATTTTTCTGATGAAATCGTCAAACACGGCGGGCACTGTGCGGCCTGCATGTTTGCTGGCCTCGTATGCCATGAATGCCAGATCTTCCATTCCGATTCCGTCACCCATTTTGCTGGCTTTGGTTTTGAACTTGCGTTCCCATGCCACGATGGTGAACAGATCTGTGTGAACCTGGTATTGGTCATCTGCTGTTGTGATTTGAATTGTAAGTTGCATGTCGGGTCTTTCTAGTTAGGTCAGGCCACAGCCCTGGTGTACGAGCCGCCTGACAGTGTGATGTCAATGGTTTGAAGTTCACCCAATGCGCCTGAGATCGGGGAAATTGACTCACAATAGGCACCTGTAATGGTGTATTTGGGATTGTCTGCTGCTGCGGTGGTGCTGCTTGTGGCATAGATAACCACGTCAACATTTTGGCCCAACACGTTTGCTTCTAGGTTTTCTTCAACTTCGGCGCTGCCGTAGGCCAGCATGAGCGTGCAGGTCACTTCAACGTTGGTTAGGCCAGCAGTGTAGGTGCGTGACGTATCAGCAAAAGAAGTGGCCTCAAGCGATTCCTTTGTGAGTGTCAGCACGGCGCTGGTGCATTGGTCGCTGTAATCGACAGAATCAATCAGCAGCGCTGGGTTTGAAAGTACTGTGGTAGTTGCCACTTCTAGTTTCTCCTTGTGGAAAGTCTGACTGTTAAGTCATAGGCGGGAATATTTTGCTCACCAATAACAGCGGTGGATGGCCTAAAGTCAACCACAGCCAGGGTGTCAAGTTGGTGAATGATGTCAAAGGTACTCAGCAAATAGTTGGCGGCGTCCTGGTTGCCTGGCGGGGCGGCCAGAATTCTGAGGCTGATCCGCACGTCAACAATGTTGTTATTGAAAGCGTCACCAATGGGGAGTTCAACAAACACTGACATTGGGCGGGCGTTGCGGGGGTCTGTGACCACCACTAAACCTGCGTCAGCCAGCGCTGTTGTCACGCTGTTGTAGGCAGCGGCCAGAATTCCTGTGGCAGCCATCAGCCCACCTGTGGGCGGCCTACGCCTAGCAGTTGCAGAATGCGGCCTAGTGAGCCGAACGGTACGCCGCCACCGAACTGGTCAAATGATGCAAATGAATCGGCGCTGCCCCGTTCACGGTACAACGTCGCCGCATACATAATGGTGCCCAGTTTGACTGCGCCGTCAGGTGCTGCGTCAATGTCGTCATGGTAACCGGATTCAACACGACGCCTGTAGGCAAACACGTTGGCCGCTGATACACAGGTTGCGATGAACGCTGTGTCATTTGCTGTTGCAACGCTGATGCCTAACCATTCTGTCACGTCATCGCTGACAATCCAGGTGGGTTCAGGTTCCCAACGTAGTTCGCCACTGTCAACGCCGTAGGCGAGATCTGAGCCAGCGTTTGGAAAGATGACCTGATGTTCACGGGGTACGTCATAGTCAAAAACCAGTTCACCTTCAGGGGTGACATCAATCAGTTCGTAATTAACCAGTGACCACACAACCTGTTGGTTGCCGTTAAGTCCCCTGGTGCTGTCGACAATGTTGACGTAACTGCCCAGGGGAATGTTTGCCAACTGTTCAAGGGTTTGCACCACGCCATAGCCGCCCACGCGTGATGATTGCGTGATGGTAAGTGG